GGTTCGCCGCACGCGGAGGCTCGATCCGAATGATGGATAGCAGACGAGCCAACAGGTACGCGTCGAGGTTCTACGGCAACGTCATCACCGCGCTGGTGCTGTACTTCTTGCTGTTCTCCACCGACTGCGAGGCCTACGACTCGTTCTGCGAGAACCTCGGGTCAGTGTGCCGCTCAGAGTGTGCCGGCACGCGCAACAGCTACGACTACTGCGAGTCCAACGACGACTGGTGCCAAGAGGACCGGGCGATCAGCGATCAGCAGGCCTTCGATGGCTGCTTCGATACGTGCATGGACCGCAGATCATGGGAATGTGCAAGACGACGTGGGTCATTCAGCCCCACCTTAAAGGAGCGAAACGAGATGGCGAAACAAAAGAAGGACCGAGCGAAGGAGCAGCGGGTTGTGATCGAGAAGCTCAACAAGCGGGTCGTGAAGGACCACCGCGAGATCAAGAAGCTCGAAGACGAACTCGTAGCGATCCCGGTCATCACGCAGGGGTTCTCTCAGCAGTGCGCGGGGAAGCTCGGGGCAGCGGGGCTCGACTTCGGGTTCCTGTCCAACCGGATCGAAGCCGACATGGCAGCCTACGTCAGCAGCGAGGACGTGGCGCAGCTCCTCATCGACCTTCAGTACACGGTGGACATTTGGATGAGGCCGAAGATGGCTATTTTTCTCGATTGGGAACCCGATGGCGGCTGGCTGCACGACGAGTAGGAGTTGCACATCAATCTGATAGCACTTCAGGAGGCAACATGATAAATCCCACTTTTGAGACACTGGTGATGCGCAAGCTGGCGGCGCTCGATGAGAAGCTCCAAGGACTCATAGATCGTCAGGAGGCGAGCGGAACCGAGGCCACGGCTGAGGAAAACCTGGAATTGGTGGCAGAGGTCAGCCCCGAGCGATCGTCGCTTACAAGCGAACCTCGCATCTCTCAGGCGATCCACCTCTACCTCAAGCACAAGCGGGACTACGTGACCCCGCAGCACCACGAGAACCTCACGCGGCAGCTCGCGGCGATGGTGCCCGAGCCCTACTACTGGACGCCGGGGCAGGTCACCCGTGGGGATCTCATCCACCGGACGGACATGCTGCGGGCGGAGGGGAGGTCGGAGAAGACGATCAACAACCACCTCAGCGCCTTCAGCTCCTTCCTCACGTGGTGTCTCTCGCGAGGACACGTGGACGAGGACGTGTCGCAAGGACTCAAAAAGAAGGCCACGACACGCGCAAGTAGGCGGCGTAAGGCGTTCACAGACGAGGAGATCAAGTGGATCTTCTCAGAGCTGGAGTCGAAGCTCACGGGCGCACCTGACGTGGCTAAGTACTGGCTGCCGTTGATTATGCTCTACAGCGGGGCACGCCCGGAGGAGATCGCTCAGTTGCGCGTCTGCGACGTGCGGCGCGTCCACTCCTCAGATCACGGCCCGAGCACCCCGCCCGCCGCCGCCTACTGGGTCTTCGACTTCACCGGAAGAGGCGACGAGCAGCGTATCAAGAATGACGCCTCACGCAGGATCGTGCCCATCCACCCGGAGCTGCTCAGCAAAGGGCTGCTCAAGATCATCGAGTACCGCAAGAAGGAGAGCGAGAACCTCCTCTTCGATCAGCTCCGGCACGGCGCCAGTGGCCGGCTCGCCGAGGCGCCCTCGCGGTGGTTCAACGAGGTGTGGCTGCGCGACGTGAAGGCGATCGTGGACCCCAAGAAGGTGCTCTACAGCCTCCGGCACACGGTGGCGACGAAGCTCAAGCACGCGACGGTTCCGGAAGCGATGATCTCAGAAATCCTGGGTCACGCCAATTCCTCAATGAGCACGGGCAGATACGGGAAGGAGTACCCCCTCTCGGAGATGCAGCGGGCGATGGAGGCACTGAATTGGGTGCTCTGAGAGCCGACACATCTTGGTTAGTGGCACCTCAGGGAGAAGTGAAGGGAGAACCTAAGGTAAAGAGTTCTATACAAGAGACTTACCTTACTACTTCCCTTACTCTTTCCCTTACTCTTTACCCTACTCTTTCCCCTATACTTACGAAGAAGTACTGGGCTGTTGGTACCACCCCGCGACATCCGTTCATCGAATCCAAGCGAGCCCAACGGGGAGAACTCTCCCCTTTTACGGCTCCAAGTCTATTCAAGGGAGTTCACTGTGGCAGATAAGAGGTTGTTGGACGAGGTCGAGATGAGCTTCCGTGGGATCAAGAGGTATCGGGAAGCTCAGCAGAAGGCCGAGGAAAAGGGCAGGATGACGAGCCAAGGGGCCGGGGCTGTTGTGGTTTCCGGGTTGGTGCCGGTGTTCGCGAAGGCGATCCACGCGGCTGTCGATCTGCGGAAGGTCAAGAAGGCGCGGCAGTACGAGTCGGTTCTCGTGCTGCGGACGCTGCCGCCCAAGGTGTCGGCGCTGATCGCGGCGAGGACGATCCTCGACTCGTGTGGGATCAAGAAGATGAAGACGAACGCGATGGCGGTCAAGATCGGCGGGCGGATAGAGGACGAGTTGCGCTTCCGCGCGTACAAGAAGCAGGACTCGCGCTCGTACCGGAACGCTCAGAAGCAGGTCAGCAGCTCACTCAACTACACCTATCAGCGTAAGGTGCTGACGGGATTGGAAAAAGATTGCGAGACTGTGATGGACTGGACGAAGCGGAGCTACAAGTGGAAGGTGCAAGTCGGATCGAAACTCCTGGAATTGTTTGAGGATTCGACCGGCGCCGTCACCTCCAACCACAAGTTCCGTGATGGCAACGCCGCGCACATGACCTACTACGTGAGCCCGACGCAAGAGCTGATCGAGGGGCTGGCGGACCTCCACGATGATCTGTCGATCGCGCACCCGTGGTTCCTGCCGATGGTGAAAGAGCCGGAGCCGTGGCACGGGTGGACGGGCGGCGGGTACGCGTGCTTCGATCTCCCCTTGATGAAGAACCTGCACCAGCAGCCGCGCCTCGATGACCCGCCTCAGAAGATCCTCGATGCGGTCAACTGCCTTCAGCGGACGGGCTGGCGGGTCAACCCCACGGTGCTCGCCACGCTCAACGCGCTGTGGTCCTACCCCAACACGCCCCTCCCCGGCGTGCCTCCTCGCCAGCCGGCGCCCAAGCCCGTGCGGCCCGGCGAGTTCGGCGCGGACCTCAAGGAGGAGGACATGGACGAGGTGCAGAAGGAGCTGCTCCACGGCTTCAAGGTCGAGACTGCGCGGTGGCACGAGGACGAGGTCATCCGCTCATCGAAGCTAATGACGGCGTCGCAGACTCGCCTCGCGGCGGAGGAGCTGAAGGACCACACGCCTTTTTTCTTCCCCTATCAGCTCGACTGGCGAGGCCGGGCCTACACGGTGCCGACCTACCTCTCACCGCAGGGACCGGACATCGGACGAGGGCTGATCGAGTTCTCAGAGGGCAAGCGGCTCTTCAACCAAGAGGGCCTCGACTGGTTCCTGATCGTGGGGGCCACGCACTTCGGTGTTGACAAGGTGGGCTTCGCCGCCCGGATCGACTGGACGATCGACAACTCCGAGCGGATCGAAGCCGTGGCGGCTGACCCGCTGACCGAGGAGTGGTGGATGGAGGCCGACGAGCCGTGGCAGTTCCTCGCGTGGTGCTTGGAGTACGCGGAGATGAACAACTGCGAGAACGTGTGGGAGTTCGTGTCGCACAAGGTCTGCTCGGTGGACGGCAGCGCCAACGGGCTCCAGCACTTCAGCGCCATGATACGGGACGAGGTCGGGGCCGAGGCCGTGAACCTCACCGAGCGCGACGAGCCCGCCGACCTCTACCAAGCGGTCGCGGACGGCACGCTCACGCGGCTCGAACGCATGGCGCTGGACTGGTTCGAGTTCGGAGCACACCCCGACGGCTGCGTGGACATCGCGGACTCAGAGGGCGACGTTCACGAGCACGTGACGCCGGAGGAGGCGTTCAAGCTCCTCGCCGAGCACAAGGCCGAGCAGCGGTGGGCGCGGCAGTGGCTCGCCTCGGGACTCGTCACCCGCACGCTCGTCAAGCAGAACTGCATGACAACGCCCTACGGCTCGACCGATCGGGGCCGGCGCGAGCAGATCGCCACCAAGCTCCGCGATCACGTCGGCGAGGGGAACGACCTCCCCTTCGACCCGCCGAACGCGCGGTGGGCTGCCGAGGCGCTCACCCCGCTCGTCAAGGAGGCGATCGACGCCGAGGTGGTGGCTGCCTCGACCGTGATGGACTGGATGCAGGAGTGCGCGAGGATCGTGGCGAACGCGGGGCTGCCGCTCCGCTGGACCACGCCGGTCGGGCTGCCCGTGACGCAGAAGTACCGGCACCGGGGCAAGACGACCGTGCGGACGCAGCTCAGCGGCGGCATCCGGCTGGTGGGGCGCCCGTTCAAGAACACGATCGACCGCAAGAAGCAGGCGCAGGGCGTCAGCCCGAACTTCGTCCACTCGCTCGACTCCTCCCACATGGTGCTCACAGTGTGCGCTCTGACGCGCGAGGATGACGAGAGCCCGATGAGCTGGAGCGCGATCCACGACAGCTTCGGGTGCCACGCAGCAGACGCAGCACGCCTCAACCTAGCGCTCCGCTCGGAGTTCATCGCTATGTACGAGCGCGACGTGCTGCTTGACTGGAAGGAGGAGATCGAACGCGACACGGGCCTAGCACTGCCCGATCCCCCGGCCCACGGGACGTTTGAGATCAGCCAGGTTCTTGATGCGCCCTTCTTTTTCGGGTAGTTGAGAGGTTAGGTGCCGACACCCCTTGGTTAGTGGTACCTATCGGACATAACGCATCTCGACGTGGGTGTTGGGGCGCGACATCGGTGGCATCCCTGCGGGCGTGGGGGTGCCGCCATACTTTTGAGGAGCCTATGCTAAAGATCGACAAGCTCTACGACGTGACCGCTCTCGGCATCAAGAATGTTTCAGTTCGGATGCTGACCGCTGCGCAGAAGGAAAACCCCGAGGCCATCGTCAGCGCCATCGCGGTGCTGCTGCTCATGGTGTGCAGTCGCTACCGGATCGAGCCTCGGGCCGTGCTGGACGTGACAGCTCGGATCATCCGTGACGCGCAAGACAACCACCCCGTAGAGATGCGGGCCATGAAACGCTACATCGCAAAGGAGCTACCCGATGCTTGAATTCCTAGCATGGTGGAGGTACGACATCTACTTCTTCGTCGCCGTCCTCGCGATGGTGGGGTTCCTCCCGATCTACGCGGGGAACCTAGCGTGCGCCAGCTACATCAAGGCGATGGTCGATCGCTTCCTCGACGGACAGGACTCAGAGGCAGCCGCCTCCGGGGCTGTGGTCAACGGCAAGCGAAGCACGCGCGCCAAGACCATGCGCAAGAAGATTCACAAGCAGGCGAAGGATGCCCGCAAGGCCAATAGGAGCACAAAATGACCGGAACAGGAACCCCCACCGGGGGCATCATCGGCGCCATCGCCGTCATCGCCACGTTCGTCATCGCAGGCTACGCCGCGTATCACTTGGGCTCTATCTCGGATGAGTCCGAGGTGACGGCGGTCGAGCACACGCTCGTCGTCTGCATCGGCACGGATGGCAAGGCGCTCTTCCAAGGGACCGGCGAAGTCGAGCACGTCTTCGGCGAAGTCCTCAAGCTCACCGAGCCGAGCGGCTTGCAGCGGTACTTCAGGGGCACCACGTGTATCGTCACCAAGGGCACCGAAGTCCAGTTCGCCGCAGCACAGCGAGCAGCGGAGGCGCTGGTACCGGAGGCCCCGGATGCCGCTTCCGACTAACACCGAGCGGAGGCTGCTGGCTGATACCTGCCGCCTCTTCATCGAACTCAACGACTGCCCACTCCCCCTCGACCTAGCGTTCGAGGCAACGGAGCTGGGGATTGACGTGTTGGCTCTCGAAAACGAGATGCTCAACACACACCCGAGCACTACTGCTCACCAAGGAGAACAAATTGAGTAAACGAAGAGGGTTCAAGGACTTTTTGCGCGGCAACACGGTGGTGGCGAAATTCGTCTTCCCGCACCTCATTACCCCGGACACGCGGTTCGATGCTCACGGTGCCTATAACGTCAGCCTCGACATTGGCGGACAGCCCGCCGAGGATCTCAAGAAGCTGATCGACGAGCAGTACGAGATCGAGTACGCGCACGAGTGCGAGCAGCACGGCGAAGCGCTGACGAAGTACGCCAATCGCCCCTACGCCGAGGCGACCGAGGGCAAGGAGAAGACTCCGATCCCCGGAATCACCCGGTTCAAGTTCGCTCGCAAGGCGGGCGGGGTCTACGGTCCCAAGCACAAGCGGGCTGGCGAAACGTGGGAAGCGCATTTCCCCGTATTCGGAGCGAGTGGTACGGACAAGGTGACCGAAGAACCGTGGGGCGGAAGCATGGGCCGCGTGGCCTTCGTTCTCGTTCCTTGGTGGACCGCGAGCCTCGGCTTCGGCTGTCGGCTACAGATAGAAGCGGTCAAGATCATCGAGCTGGTGGCACAGGGCAACGTCGCCCCGTCAGCCTACGGCTTCGAAGATGAAGCAGGATACTCCCCCGAAGCGACTACGGAGGCACCGAAGAATGAAGAAAGTGCCGACGTGGCAGCAGAAGGAACGGAAAGCTCGGGCGTGGACTTTTGAACTAAAGTCAAGGCTCGAAGAACGGCTGGTTCAGCAACTTGACGAGAGCGGGGTGACCTTTACTTACGAGGCTCAGGCCCTCAGGTTCACCCCGCCCGTCAAGACCACCCGCAAGACCTTCGACTTCTGGATCACCACCCGCACGGGTAAGCTGATCGTCGTCGAAGCGAAGGGCTGGTGGAAGCCGAAGGCTCGGATCGCTGAGCTGGAGTGCATCAAGCAACACCCCGAATTTGACGTGAGGTACTGCTTCGAGCGGGCCTCGACGAAGATCAACAAAAACTCCAAGACAACCTACGCGATGGTTTGCGATAAAGCTGGCGTCCAGTGGGCGACCGGCGGGAGGATACCCGATGCTTGGTTCGACGAGTGATAAGGCTTGCGAGTCGTGCAAGGTGGTGAAGCCGCTCACGGAGTTCAACGTCCTCAGACGCTCCGACGATGGCAAGCAGTCAAAATGTCGAGCGTGCTTCTCCGAGTACAACGCTATCCGGTACGCCAGCAGACGGGACGAGTTCCTCTCTGCTGCAAACGCGCGCCGCGCAGCCGAGTTGACGACAGTGAAGCGTGGTATCCGTACCTCCGGGCGTCGCAAGAAGAACAAGGCTATGGGGGAGGCTCACTTGTGGACCTTCCACGATGAGCTGGACGCTATCCAACGCTGCGCCGACCGAGGCGGCTTGTGCTACTGCGGTTGCGGCCTGTTGGTGGACTTCACCCAAACGAAGCGCGCTCCAGACTCCGCTCATCTCGATCGCCTCGACAACGACTTCGGATACCGCCCGGACAACGTGGAGTACCTCCGCCAAGAGTGCAACCTCCTAAAGGGGGCGAATACCATCGAGACTCTGGAAAGATTCTTGAAGATGTTGAAAGGGAGAGAAGAATGTCAGAAGAGCAACAGCAAGCCGACAACACCGAAGTCGAGTTCCTCGGCCACGAAGAGTGCGACGACTGCGGTTCAAGTGACGCTCGTGCAACATACAGCGACGGTCATTCCTTTTGCTTCTCGTGCAAAACGCACGTAGCAGGAGACAAGAAAGAGTGTCGGCACAACGATGACCTCATTTCCGGCGACTATACCACCCTCCCCTCACGCGCCCTGCGAGCTGACACCCTACGTAAATTCGATTACAGGGTCAACGCCGACAAGGCCCTTCA